AACTTTTTTAGTTTTGCTAATTCTTCTGATAATCCAACAATATGTGTACCAAAGTCATCAAATGGCATTCCGCCTTCTGCAACGTGTCTGGCCATTGCTCTTGCGCCGTTTAAATGTTTGAATGGATATTTAAACCTTTCACCTTCAGCACTTTCAATATAAATTGCACTAACATTTTGTGTACGTCCTGCAGCCCGCTCTTGGTTAATTGGACTAGAATGTTTAATTGCTAATCTAGCACCACCAATGTTTTGATAGCTTGTTTTACTTGTTCCGTACATTGTACTCTCCATTGTGATGTCTCCTGGCCTATTTGCCGCTAAAAATTGGTAATCTCTCTTGTCTAGGTTAGATTTATTAATATCTCTAGTATCAAAGTTGAGCATACGTTTTTTTGCAAATACTCGTATTTCTTTTAAAAAGTCATACCAGGCATTTTTAGTAAGGGTGTCTTCTTGTGTTACAAAATCGTTACTATACATAATTGCAAGTGTGTCGTTTCCAACACTAACACTAACTTTGCCTAACGACCGCTCACCTTCTTTAAAGTCAAAGTCAAAATACCTAGCTTCTTTAGGTACATTGGTTACTTCACCTTTATCATTACCAATAGTGACTGATGGAAATCGGCCTCTAATTTTATTAAAAAGTTCTTCTGCTATAATATCTAAATTTCTCATTGTAAACTATTTATCAATAATTCCTACTAACGAAGATAGGCATTGGCGGCTCGTATTCTTCAACTTGTTCCGTTTGAGTAAACGTATTGTACACTCTTGGATCCCAGTCTTTTAATACTACTATCATTCTGATTGCTAAAAGAGTTGCTGATATTAAATCGTCTGATCCGCCGCTTTTGGCTTTATAACTAGAGCCTGTTGCTACAAACGATTTCAACTCGCTGATTAATGGTTTAGAATTTATAACCATTTTAGTGTTTTCAACCATAGTCTTTAGTCGACTACATGATGAAATTTTTGAACCATGTGTAGTGTTAAATCCCTTACGGAACTTCCGCACATGTCCTTTACGCATAGGCTCTGAAACAAATAATCCTGGTATATTTTCTTCACCAAAATCTTGTATTACGAGTAAACATGCTTCACCAATGCCGTTATTTTCAACGCTCCAATATATAGACGTTGCTGATTTAATTTCACCTTCAATATACTTGCATACATCTGCTAGTATCCGCACTTGTCCAGGAATAGCAGTTTGATTATGTTGCCATTCTGCTACTTGTATATAACTCGGTACTTCAAAAACTTGTATAGCTGCATTGTCTCCACCAGTACCCATACTAGGATCAAGGGCAACTACATAACTGTATTCTGGTGAAGGTTTTTTATACCAACGTGTTTGCCCCATATTAATAAGGGGCGACTCGCCTTCCATAGAACTAAGATGAATTGAATTAATTAATGTCTCGTCATAAACTAAAAATTCGCATCCATATTCTCGGCGGAACCTTTCTTCACCAATCCTACCAATTTCTTCTAATTTCCAGGCTTCGTCTCTATCAGGATGTTCGTCCCATTTAGCAATAAAGCTATGAAAGCCGTTTCTTCCAAGCACACTTTCGTTACCGTGTTCGTCAAATTTATCTTCAGCTTGTTTCCAAATAGTAGCAAATGTATCTTCGTCACTATTAGGTGTACTTGTAATAATAGCTCGGCCACCTGTTGCAAGTGTAGGAGATATCGACGTCCAAAATTCTTCTGCAATATTAGGAGCAACAAATGCAAACTCATCACAATATAGTAACGAGATAGACATACCACGCCCCGTATTACCTGTTGTAGTAGCACTAACAATACGTGAGCCGTTTTCAAACTCAATACTACCTTTGTTGTAGTTTGTAACTCCTGCTCTAATATGATCAGGACAAAGTTCATATACGTACCTAATACGTTGCATAATCTCTTGTGCGCCTGTATACTTGTGCGCCGCAATTAGAATAGTTTGATCAGGATGAAACATTGCAAACCAACATAGATATACTGCGGCAGAGGTTGTCTTTCCAGTTTGTCTAGGTAGCATATTAATATTAAATCTAAAATCATGATAACTTCTAAGTAACCGTTCTTGATACTCAAACGGTTCAAATAAAAGTTTTCCCTTTACTGGGTGTTGTATATACGCAAATTGACGAGAAAAGTACATAAACCCATTATCTGGGTCCATACATTTTTGAAGGTCAAAGATTTGATCTTCACTAAACGCTTCTTTTAAATTAGCCTTTTTGGTAATTACACCATCTAATGATTTGCTCATACAGTATTTACTCAAAAAAATAGCACCCTAGGGTGCTATTGAAATTGTTATTGTTATTATTATTTGTTATTATTATAGTTTACCAAAATTTAAGTTTCTTTACCATGTTAATAGTGCCATGATATATACCGCCACCGTTTCTTCCAGGCATTTGAGTAAGTACTACTTCTGCTGCTTTCGCTGCTTCGGCTGCTACTTTCGCCGCTTCTGCTTTTACTGCTTTTGCCTCTAGTTGTTTTTTAGTTGGCTTTTTTGCTGTAGCTTTTTTTACTGCTGGTTTTTTAGTTTCTTTTTTTACGGTCATTGTAGAGTCCTATTATTTCCACTTCTTAGATTTTTTAGTTTCGTTTAATGCTTTTTGTAGCGTTTCTTTAACTGATAATTTCATTGGATTATCTCCACCATTAACTGGAGCAAACGATTTCTTTGGACGGTTAATTCCACCTGCTAAATCATTAATCATATAGTCACTATCTTTATATTCCGGGTCTGGTGAATTATCCCATTCTGCAACAATTGCATCATATTCTTCGTGCATTCCGCCACATACATCACATGACTTACCGCCGCTTGCACTCCCTGGTTTATCATCCATTGGTCCGCCGTCGAATGGGCCCGAAGATGGTTTATCCATCATGCTTCTTGGTTTGTCATCCATTGGTCCGCCATCAAATGCTCCTAGACCAATTGGTCCTTTGTTAAGTGGGCTATCTGGGCCACTTAATGACATAGTAGGCATATTTCTCATTGCTAGTTCTTCAGGGGCATCTACACCTGCATTTTTTAGAATATCTACTAAATCTGCTACTTCACCTGCATCAGTTCCGTTCATTGAAATGTTCATTGATGCTTCTGTTGCTATAGTCTTTGGTGCAGCCGGAGTCGGTGGTGCCGCTGGCACTGAAGTTGGATTACCATCAGGAGTAGCTGCCGCTACTGGTGCAGGTGCTACTGGTGCCGCTGCTGCCGCTGGTGCAGGACTTGATAATGCTTTTATAGTTTCTGGTCCAGCTTGTCCGTCTGCCTTTAATCCTCTTGCTACTTGAAATTCTTTAACTGCTTTAAATGTTCCTGGGCCATATTTCCCGTCTATGCCATTTGGATCATGTCCTGCTGCTGCAAGTTTTGTTTGTAAATCTTTAATAGCTGGCATTGGTTTCTTTCCGCCAGCATTATAATCTTTCATTAAATTTGCTGATACTGCTGGTGCCTTTGGCTTAGCATCTGCTGCCGCTTTTGCTGCTGCATCTGCTCCACCTACGCCGCCAGTTGGATCTTGGGCTACCTTTGCATCTGATGCTGCTTTTGCTGCTGCATCTGCTCCACCTACGCCACCAGTTGGATCTTGGGCTATTCTTGCATCTGCTGCTGCTTTTGCTGCTGCATCTGCTCCACCTACGCCACCTGTTGGATCTTGGGCTACTTTTGCATCTGCTGCCGCTTTTGCTGCTGCATCCGCGCCGCCTCCGTTACCTGTTGGATCTTGAATCTCTGCTTTTTCTACTTCAGCTTTAGCGTCTGGTTGAGTTGAAATTGTGTTAGCAACTTTATCAGCTGTTGCTGGATCTATTCCTAATTTCTTAGCAAGACTTGAAATTCCTCCCACTAAGTCGTCCCACATTCCTTCATCTAAATTTTTCTGAATTTCAGCTTCGCGTTGTTCAGCTAATCCTTTTGTTTCAGTGCCATATACATCGGCAATCTTAATAAGTTCTTTAAAGTCTTTCATGTTATCCTCCCACAACACTTGTTGAATTTTCAACTGTTTGTATATCTTTACTTTTACCAGCAGTAATTCCGCCAGTCATATCCATGTCTCTTTCTTGCCGAGCTGTTTCTAGCTCTTTAAGTAAGCCCATTATTCTTGGTGCACCTACTTCATTCTGAGCACTTTCGCCGCCCATATCTTCAGTATTTAATTTTGCTTCATAAGGTGTTTTATCTTCTGGTTTTTGATATTCATCAATAGGATCAAATTCACTTCTTACAATAATGTAACTATGACTAATGTTACAAGCACCTACCAAGTATTGTTCTAGCACATGACTTGTTGTAGGATAGTTTAAATCAACTTCATAATGTGTAACTTCACAATTCTGTAGTTGTGGAAAATCTAAAGGTGTTTCTTGTATTGGAGATCGTTTGCCAGCAGTAATGTTTGACACATCGTACTTTTGTAGACACTGTTCTAAGCTATCTGCAAATCCTTCTGGTAATTCGCCTGCAACTCGAACTTTAAATTTATAAATTTTTTTCGACTCTGTTAAATATTCTTCAAAAGATTTCATGTGTTTTTAACCCCAATTGTGTTATACATTATTTATCATTTTCCTATGCATCAACGTGTTATCTCAAACATATATTATTAGTCCATATTTTTTAATTTTTCTAATAAACTATTTCGATCTGTAACTACGTAGCCGTCACCGGAAGTAATATTACTACCTTCTACTGTGTCATTGTTTAGTTTTTCTTTTTTAAGTTGCAACTCGATCATTTTTAATTTTTTATCCATCTTAGCAACCTTAGCATCAAGTGATGTTTTAAGCATCCCTCCTGCAACTTCAAAAACTCTACCACTGTAGCGGGACTCAACATTCATGCCTAAATCCATTAAATCGTCATATGCTGCCATAGCCTTATCAGCAATTTCATTTAACTCTCTATCGGCCATTTCTCCTAAGCCTTTAACGGCCGGAAGTGCTCCTGCAATCTTATCAAATTCTGCAATATCTCGAATAGTGTCATCTTGAACTTTTAATGCCATAGTTGCTTTATTAGCATTTTCTTTTGTCTCTTCTACAATTTCTTTAGAAGATGGCAAATTTAAAAGTTCTTCGAGTTTTTTTGTCATTATAATTTATTCCTTAGCTAGTTATACTTATATTAATGGTCGTATACTAGTGTTGTCTTTGGATTAACTTTTATAGGCTTGCAATAAGCAGTAATCTTTATGTCACCGCCAACATATCCATATATTTTTGGTATTCGTTTAGCATAGTATTGGCAAGTATCAATGCTCCTAAAATACATTGGACTAGGTTCTTTATCTCCGCTCATAAGTATTATGAGTATGAATGCATGTATCATTATATTTTTGCCCTCAATGATATTATTCTTTTTTTATATCTAGAAACTTAGGTGTTTCTCTACTTTCTAATTGTGCTTTAAATTGGTTTGTTACTTTTGGATCGTTACAGTAGTTAACAAACTGTGTTATACCCGGATAGCCTGATCCTTGAAAAACCATTCTCTCGTCTATATACAACTTAGCTCTGTTATTTTTTATATCTAATCTTGCATTTTTATGTACAAATGATGTCAACCACGTCTACCCTTATGAAAAATATCGCCCTCTGTAACTACTCTAAAAAATATTCCTTTTTGTTTGCACCAGGCCCTTGCTGCGGCCCATTTGGCTTGATTAACTACGAAGTGTGCTTTGTTGTATTTACTCTTTCCTAACTTGTTTTCAAAGGTTTGACTGGCAGGTTTTACTTCAATAAGTTCAACATGTTGTTTTCCTTGAGCATTTACATATGTAATAAAGAAGTCCGGAACGTATATTGTAAATTTACCACTTAGTGGGTTTCTGTATGGAATTTTTACTGCTTCACTTGCCCAATTAGATACACTAGCATGTTCATCACAGAATCGCATAAATGCAAATTCCCAGCTTGATCGATATGTTGGAACTGTTGTGCCGATATACTTTGCCGGGTTTTTTAAAGAATACTTCCCCTGTGCAAATCTAGCCATAGGTTACACCAGTATGTTTCTGCGTTCTGTCTTATCTGTTAAAGTTGACAATGTTGAATATCCTATAGAACTAGTTCTATCTCGGTTGTAGTTTAATATTTCAGCAACTACATTACTTAATTTTAGTTCGTCCAATCCCTGTAATGTATCTAATAATTTAAAAACAGGAATTTCATCTAACTTTGCTTGAGATAAAAGTACAGTAGAAACTGCTTTTGCAGCTTCGTTACTAAATCCTCTTTTTTCAAAGTAACCTAGTACTGCATTAACATCGTTGGTTGGAAAACTTAAAGACTTAGTGTAATACTTGTCAAAAAATTGAGTAACTTTCTTATCACTGCCTTCGGAAATATTAGTTGATGGTAAACTTGATGACATATTATGTTCCTGTTATTAGAGAGTTTAGTGCTGCTCTATCAGCAGTACCTAAGTTATTAAAGTTGGAGGTTGCTGCGTTTACAGTACCAGCATTACCCCCAGACTGGAAATTTGATTGGTGTAATTGTCTTGCGGCTGATTCAATTGCAGACTTATTATTGCTATCGGTCTTTGTTGAAAATGCTTTACTAAGAGAGCTTAATCCTACAACTGCCGCTGTAGCTATTGCTAAGTCGGCAGCTCCGCCAGAGCCTCCATTCTTAGGAAAGAATGTTTGAGCCACTCCGCTGACATCAATGCCGCCAGCTGCTCCAATTGCTCCAGTAAGAACATTAAACCCTTCTTGTCGTAATCCTTCTGATGATAGGTTTCTAACACTTGCTATTAATCCAGCAGCGGATAATCCAGCTTGCAACGGATTATCAAACCCGGTGCCTTGCGTAATGAAGCCAAACAGATTAGACGCTGTTCCAAGTATTCCGCCAATGCCGCCACCGTTTAACATACTAGGCGTAGTATCGTAATGTGACGGGTCACCAAAACCTTTAGGACTGCCGCCGCTACCTGTTTCTACGTTTCCCCTATCATAAAAGACTGCTTCGTACATTACAGTAATTGTGTTTACCATAGTAGTTGCGCCATCTGAAGAATCAACAGTATCATGTTGCCAATCAGTAATAATAGGATTAACTAGAGTATAAGTTGTGTAGGCCTTTCTAGCCATTTGTGAAATTTGAATATTTTGGAAAAATGGCACTGTTTGGCCGTTGTCTAAACCATAACTATGTTGATTTCTTCCTGGTCCTTTATAGGTATTATCGCCGGAGCCTGCTTTATTAAAAGCACCTGGTATTTTTCCATAATTGCCATCTGAAAAGTTATATCGATAATATGCTTCTAGTAATGCTGTAGTAACTCCGTAATTATCATCATGAAATGTAATAGTTACTGGATTATACTTAATTGCTGTTTGTACGTTCTTTTTTCGATTATATTTGTTTTTTGTTTCAACATCAGCACTGAACTTTGGAAGCTCTGCACTTTTAACAAGCATACCAATTTCTAATTCGTGCCTACTTTTTAAGTCGGGTAATACACTAGCTGCTGCTGGATCCATTTGGAAAAAACAGTGGTACAGAAATTTAGTATGTGGGGCTAGTTTTAAATTCTCTGTTACAAATAGTCTACTAGCATGAGCATAGTCACCTAGGTTTCCCTTAGGGCTTAATGCTGCTCCTGCTGCACTATCTAAAAATCCAGTAAATGATGCCATTAGTTTTTACTCTCTAAAAATTTAATTCTCATTTCAAGCTCTTTTATATGTAGTTCCATTTTTCTAACTCGTTTTACACTATCTGCAACTGCTTCAGGTGGCTTAAAGTTATTAGTCCAATTATAGCTGTGTTCTATTTTAGTTTCAGCTTGCATTGATTTCAATTCTAAGTGTCCAATTCTTTCTACTATTCCAAAGTATGCCCATACGGCAATGGCTGTTGCTGCAATTAATCCAACAATGTTTTTTAATGGAATTGCAAATTCTGTACCTTCGTTTATTTTAGTAGCCATACGGTTCTCCTGTGTTAATATTTATCTATTTAAATTAACTGGGTAGATAATTTCGACATAAAAAAAGAAGCGTTGCCGCTCCTTTTGTTATATATTATTATTTTACTATGTATTAAACGCCGCCACCTGTAATAAGTGTGTTTACTGTACGTCCAATTGCTGTACCAATACCAGTACCTTGTGGTGACTGTATTGCGTTATCATATTGAATTTCAAGTGTTACTCTCATTGGCTCGTTGTTTGCATAAGCTAATTCGTTATAAGCTGCGTTAACTACAAAGCATCCGTAAAGTTCAAATGTTTCTAATACGTTAGGTGTATTTGCGCCGTTGCCACCGTCTAAGATCTCAATTCGTGTTGTAAATTTATAATCTTGTCCTGATGCTGCACTTGACTGTTCAAAGAAGTCAAATTGCTTTTGCAATTGCTCGCCTACTAATTTCTGTACGTTGTTATTAACATCTTCACGCAAGTTTAGTGTAATTGGGCTCCAAGTATGCTTTCCTGCTAGATATGCTTTAGAGTTATAAACTGGAATTTCAATTGGTTCAAAAGCAACTGTTGGTCTTGTTACGTCTACCACCTGCTTAGTTAACTCTGTAGTAGGTGTAGTTACACCAAAATTTTCTAACGATACTCTGAATCGATATTGCAATTTTGGCATTAACAAGCCCTGGTTGCTTGCGGAATCTCCACTTGCTAACGGGACTGTAATTTTTGATAGCGTTGATATAGACATTTAGTTTGCTCCTGTTGTAATTATATTTATCATATTAGAGTCCTGCAATTTCACCAGTGTTTTTCAAGCGTAGCGGAATGTAAATAAATTCAACTGCTTTCACTGGTTCAATAGCTATATCTAAGTAAAGTTCATTACGGTCAATTCTACTTGGTGTATTATTTGATTCATCACAAACTACTAAGAAGTCATATAGTGCTCGTTGTCCTACTAATTCTAGTAGTAAGCTCTCTGCTGCTCCTTTAATTTCGTCTCTTGTAATCTTATCATTTGGCTCAAAGATATAAGGTTTAGCTAGTTTACTAAGCTGACTACGTAAGTGAATAACCAAACGTGCAACGTTAATTCTATCTAATGCACTAGTACCTCTTGCACGAGTTTTTTGACCGTATGCAACTAATCCTGCACCTGTAATAAACGTTATTGGGTTAATGTTCTGTGCATATAACACATCACGTTGTCCTTCGTTTAACGATACTACATTAAACTCGCCTTCTGCATCAACATATCCTGTTGATGTTGCATTAGTAATTCCGCCTCGTCTAATTCCTGCTGGTGCAAACCATGGATAGCTAACTTGATCGCTTAGTGCCATTGTTCTCAACATCATATGACTTGGAGGAACAGCAATGTTCTTTCCTGCGTTATCACTTGAGAACCCCCATGGATAAAACATTCCAAAATATTCATCTCTTGTTACAAGACCGTCTGCATTATCTTCAGGTGCTAGTGCAGTATTAGTTCCCCAATTTTGAAGATCTGTTGAGCTTGCTTTTAGTGTTGCAGGACTGTCTCCTACAATAAATGCACTTAGGCCTCTATCATAGTTTAATGTAACCATTTCTCCAATTAATTCTGGATATCCCGGAGTTGCCATTAAGTTAAACAATCTTGATTCGTCATCTCTAATAGCTTCATTTGAATTAACTAATGATTGTAATGATTGTACAACAACTTTACGCTGTGCTTTAGCACCGAAGCTACCTGAACCATCTGCTTGGTTTCCTGATTCTGTAACCCAACGGTGTGCATAATATGCGTCCATGGCCACATCGCCCATTCTAATATTGTCGCCGTTTACATTAATATGATTGCGTTCAAAACGCTTAACATTAAATCCGCTTCTACGTAAGTTCCAAAGCAACATACCTTTTGGATATAGTGCTGGATCTGGTGCATCTGGATCTAAGAAGTTACTTGCTAGTAAGTCAACAATATCACTTTCAACTGAAAGTGCGCCGTTAACTGCCCAACGTGCATCGTCAAATAGTATGCCATTTTCTGTAGTTTGATCTGAAGAATCACGTAATTCCCATCTATTAGCAATCGGAGTGTTTAGCTTGTTTGCATTAAACACATAAATTTGTGGATAACTTGAAATAGTAGCTGTACTAATCCATATATCACCATTCTTAAGTGCTGTGCCGTCGCTTTGTAGTACTGGAGTTGATGCAGCAACTATTGGTCCATTTGGATCAGTTTGTTCTGCAGCATCTGCACTATAATACGGACTAGTTGAGTCTAAATAACCAACCCAAGTAGTACCATTATGTATCATCATATCAACTTCATCAACAACTGAACTATACCATAATGTTTGATCAGCTGTTAGTGCAGTTACTTCATTTTCACTAGCAGTATAAGTTAATGCTTTCCATTGACTTGCTTGTAATTGTTTTGGATTTGTTGCAGAACTTGTACCTGATACATAATAAAGATTTGGAGTACCACTTGTAGTACTAATAAATGCAGTAAGTCCTATGTCTGTTAACAGTCCGCTTGTGTCTACAAATCGTATATCACCAAACTGCGAATGCGAAATAGTAACTTTATTCTGACTGTCAACATCAGCTGTAACATTTTCAATATTTGCACTTGTAATAGCTGCTGCAATTGTGTCAGCATCAGTAATAGTACCGTTAGTAATTGCTGTTACTGTAAATGGTGTACTAAATCCTGCTGTACCGTTATCTGTTGCTGCAACTGTAAACGTCTTTGTTCCTGCAGAAGCAGTTCCTGCAACAATTTTACTACTTGTAACAGTAGTAATAGATGCTGCATTTCTTCTAAATATTTTATATGTTCCTAATGGTTGTGCATCGCCTGCTACATTAGTTTGTACATACAAGTCACCTGCAGCAAGATTTGCTCCGCCGCCTGCTAAGTCTAACTTATACAATGCTTCTTCGTTTGTTGCATATAACGGTGCTGCAACTGTGTCAAATAATAGTGTTGCTGCATTATATGTTTTTACTCTAAATCTTGCGCCTTTGTTAGCTTCAGTTGTTTTAAACCAAACGCTTCCTGTTGGGCGTGTGTACGTATCAGCTGTTTTCCATTCTGGAACTGTTGTATGTGCTGAAACTTGCAAAGCTGGTGGATAATACGTTCCAGCTACCATTCCTATCTTAGCCAATGCATCAGTGTCGCCCGAAGCTCCTGTAATAACAATTGGGCCGCCAGTTGTTGAATCATCTGCTCCTGAAGAGGAGCCATCACTATAAATTTCTAACTTACTGTTTACAACTGATGCAAGAACTCCTGGAATGCTTAATCCGTTAATTGTTGCTGTAACAGTAGTAACCGTATCTGAACTAGTAACACCAACTGGAACTCCGTTAACTGAAATTGTTTCAGATGATATAAATGTTGGATTAGCCTTTGATCCTTGTACTGTTGGCCAACTCTTTAGCCAAGCTTCACTACCTAATTGTACCCAACTGCCTGGAGTTACACCAGGGGCATTGCCTGCTGTTTTGTACCAAAGGGTGTTAAGTGTTGTAATAGCAACAACTGCGTAATCGCCAATTGTGCCATAAGATGTTTTAGGAGCTCCTGGAGATTCTAATGAACCTGTTACGTAAGATACACTAGTAATTACACTAGGAACTTTATTAGTAAAACTCTGTCCGCCTGTTACTGTAACTGCTGCAGCATTCCAAACTTGAAGTCCAAATAATGTAGCGCCTACATCAAACCAATATGTACCTGCTGTCGGCTTAGCCGCTGGTGCTGTTGCCGAAGGTTTAAGTTGGTTAGTATCAACTGATGCTCTGGTTACCCAAGCTGCGTTACTAACACCTAAATATGAATAAGCTGCTTGCAATCCATATTCATTAAGCTCGCCAGCGTGTACTGGATTATTGCTCGAATCTGCTTCAAATATTGGATCTCCAAATGTATCTGCTAAATCTCTTTGAGATGTTAACAAGAATGGTTTGCCTACATTTGCTAGTGTTGTTCCTGTAGCAGTTCCTGTTCCAGCACCATTCTTTTTGTCCTGGGCACTTACTACAAATATCATTGGGGTTGTGCCCGGCTCAGCGGGTGTGTAAAAACTTTCGTCTATGACGCTTACTTGAACGCCGGGTGATACTAATGCCATCTTTTCGTCTCCTATTGGAATATGTTGTTATTCTACTTGTATTTATATTATTTAAATAAAAACCTATCACTATAACCCGGAATAAAGGGAAGGTAAAGGGCAGGTAAATACAATATGAGACCTTTATGTATATGCGGACTACGTCCTGCGGCAATAAATTATAAGAAAAACGACAAAACGTTCTATCGACGCAAGTGTGAAACCTGTACTAGGTATGGCGGAACAGGACACGGTATTCCTAAATGGAAACGGGTAGGATATGAAAAAAAGGATTACTGCGAAAAATGTAATTTTAAAAGTATCCACAACGAACAGTTTAATGTATTCCATATAGACGGCTCACTAGAAAACTGTCAGTTTAATAATCTAAAAACAATATGTGCTAACTGTCAACGTATTATGCAAAAAGAGGGAGTTCGTTGGAAACAAGGTGATCTTTTACCTGATTTCTAAGTTCAGTTATAGTTTTGTTATTCTCTAAAATATATGTAAATTTAGTGTTTGCCCACGCCCATTCGCTAGGGTGTACTTCTTTAGGTTCTACACCTAATGTTTGATATTCGCTAAACCAGTCTGGATCTTCACCTCTTTTGATACGCCAAACTTGTCCGTTTATTCCGTATATCATTTTAGCTTCGTTAGGAAATCGTACATCTGGAATAACAAAATTCTGCATTGGATTATCTAATATTTTCTTTTTGGTTAAACTAAC